CATCTTATCTACCCAGTTTTTATTAGCCTGACCTAGCATCTTTGAGATAAGAGTGCTACGAGCTGCTGCTCGGTCAATATCTACAAGACTAGGAGCAGATACAAAGTTATTAAAGTCTGAAGGTAGAGCACCAATTTGTTCTGTGCCATCATCGGCAACTTGGAACTTGGTAGCAAGTTTCTCAGTTAAACGACGGACAATAGCCTGACCAGACTCGCTGGTATTTAGACCACGAATATCGGCAATAGTTGTCCACAGACCATAGAACATTTCTTTACGTTGACCGACATCATCTACAGAGCGAAATGTCTCTTGTATTAGTTGCGACTCGCGCTTTGGTAAAACCAAACGAGCTAAACGATACATCTGCTCTGGAGCGTCTACTGCTGTTACATCCATCATATCGTCGCGGAATAATGGAGCAACAGCAAACTTACGCTTTGCCTTATCTAAGCGACGCATAATCATCGCAGTAGAGAATCTAGCAACGCCTTTAGGTGGTGCATCAGGTGCTACTTGTGCAACGATAGCCTTGGTTCCGTCAATTAAAGTCTCACGGATACCATCGGTAGTAAGTGGAGCACCGAAGAATGTATCTTGAACGTAAGATGCGCCCATTCTGTCAATATCAAATACTTTGTTGGCAGTAGTCGCTATTGCAATTCTAGTCTTGCGAGCCGCATTAAGTGTAGGCATAACTACACGCTTGCGACCAATGCCACCTTTGAGCATATTCAAAGCATTCTGAGCATTCTCAAAATAGGCCTGAGCAGTAAGAGCATCAGTTACTGGAACATCTGCTTTTAAGAAATCATCGACTACGGCAGGACCAAACTCAGGAGCCATACGTCTTAACTGATTTGTTGCATCTAGAATCTCTGCTGAGTTTTTATCTTTACGAGCTTTAGATAGACGGTCTAATTGAGCGCCATAACCATCCCAAAAATTCTTGCCAGGAGCAGATGCAAAGTAATCCTGTAACTTGGTACCGCCCTTAGCAAAGTTACCTACTAAAACATCTACAGAATACTTAGTTACCCTGTAAGCCTGAGCTGCTTTTCCAGCAACAATTAGAGGATCTGCAAAGACTCGATAAGCAGCATCTACTGCTCCTGATATAGCCTTATAGAAAAAGCCTGAACCTTCTAATTGGCGAGGTAGTAATAAGTTTGCCACCTGTCTACCTGGAGAATACTTAGATGCTTGTACTGCATCTAAAGTATCTTGAAATAAATCTTGTTCTGCTTGTGTACCGGCCTTCTTGTATGCAAGTTGTACATACTTAGCCTCTTCAGCATTAGCTGAAGCAATTACCTTTTCAGGGTCTTCGCCTGCTGCAATACGCATTGCAACGGATACGGCGGTATTACCAAACTTACGCTTAGCATCTTCAATGCGACCAGGATTAAATACCTTATCGCCTTTATCGTTTGCCTCATCCCAAGCATCAGCAAGGTTAATACCTTGAGTTACACCGATTGCTGCAGTTCTATAAAGACGAGTAGAAAAATCAGATACATTCTGTAGACCAGCCATTAACTTGCCAGCACCGGATGCAACTGCACCACCGGTATATTGCCAAGCAGTTCCTAGCCAACCCTTATTTGGTTTAACTACAGGATCTTCAGTGCCAAAAGTCTGTACGAGTGCTTCTTGCTGTGCTAAAGGTTTTTTACTATAAACTTTGCTTGCAACATCACTAGGAAGATTAGATAGTTGCTTATGTACATTTACAGCCTTGATTAAGGCATTGACTTGGCGCTTTTCTTCTTCTGTCAAACCTGCCGATAGCGCTGCCGCTTTTAGGCTATCTGACATTAGTTACCTCTGGCTAAAGCCTCTTGGTACAGAATTGCAATTTCTCCTGTATCATCAAAAGGTAAAAGTTTTACTAAAATATCTGATTGCTTTTGTCTTGGAGCTACAGCGTTAATACCAAGTGCTTCAGGACCAGGACCTGCACCCATACCAATACCTGCAGTAATTGGTTCATCTGCTCGCTGTGATGGTGCATAAAGAGGCGTAATTCTTTCAAGTTGGCTTGGAGCCATACCCATTGCTGATTGCGACATTGGTCTTGTATCAGGTGTAGTAGCGAGCGGAGCGCCAGCTTTAATTGCAGCGGTCTCTACGCCTTCGCCATAACCTGATGATGGTAAATCTGTTCTCTTGGAGAACTTGCCTGGACCTGCAGCTCCTGCGAGTGGGCCTCTAGCCATTGCCGTCCTCCATCTTTTCTAAATCTAATGTAAAATCTTCCCAAGCCTGATTAACTTCGTTTGTGCGGATTGCGTTATATTTTGCTAATTCTAAAACTTCATCTGAGAATACGTGAAATGCTGTCATTATGTTATGAAAGAACCCTGCTAATACCACAAAGAAATCAGCGAAGCGGATAGAGCGTGGAACATAATTGGGTTCTTTCTTCACACTCTATCCTCTCGCGTATAAAACACTTAAGCCTTCTTACCTTTACGAGCCTTGCCAGCGTAGCCAAATTCAACTTTTCCGCCTGCTGGTTTTGGAGCAGCCTTTGGACCTTCAGTTGGCTTTGCTACCATAGCCTTTGCGCGACCACCTTTTTTCATTTATACACCTCCTTAGCCTGCTATCTGAGCGAGTAGAGTTGCGATATCGGGACGAGCGCCAGCAGCAGGGGCCGCACCAGCCATCATTTCTGGAGTTGGCTGCGAGGCAGGGGCTGGGGCCATTCCTGCTGCTGGAACTTGTGCGCCCATCATTTCTGCTGGGACTTCAGGTTGCTCTTCAGGCATAAATACTTCTTCAATTATCGTTTCGAGTTGCTTACCCTTTTGTCTACCCTTAATGACTTCAGCAATTCTTGAAACAATGAGAGAAGGATCTTGACCTTGGGCAGCAAGTGCTGGAATGGTCTGAGCATACTGAGCAACAGCAATACGCAAAGAATCGCGCATCTCTTCAATATCAACACGTTGTTCTTCCTGTGTTACATCTAGGTCCATCGGAATCTCACGACGGACATAATCTCTTGAAACTAACTTATCGCTACGCATCTGTAGCAAAGCAATGATTGCACGGTTAGGGTCCATACCGGACATAATTCCGTAGCGAACATCTACTCCATACTCACCAGCAATTTGTTTGCTTGGTACGTACTTCATATTAAACGGAGTACCGTCATCTACTCCCTTGATTTCCTTGGTCATTGAACCAAAGATTTTCTCGTCTATCTCAAAGCAGAGAGATACAAGTTCAGTAAAGAGGCGAGCAAACTGTGCTTGTGCTGCACGAACCTGGGTATCAAAGCCAGCCTGTAGAGCTTGTACACCGCGACCGGTAATGATTGATGCATCGATATTACCCGAGCGTACTTCTGGATATCTTGCACCAAGGCGTAGTTCTCGCTCTAGAACACCGGACTCTGCAAAGACTCCAGGAGGAAGTTCTAGCGGAACGCGGCGGATTGCTTGTGGATTAGCAGAGCGCATAATTGCATCAGGGCCAAGGGCCAACTCTTGCACATCTTGTGGAATAGCAATAGGTGCTTGAATGCTCTTCTCTGCTGCTTGGATTTGCAGAACTGCAAAGCGAGCACGAGCCAACTGAACCGCTAGAACATCATCAAATTGACCGCGAGCTTCGCCATCTAGGGATGAGCGAACTGCAACGCGAGCCAAGCATTTGCCAATAGCATTAGGCAAATTAGATAAAACTAAGTTGTTACGATCTGGTACATAGATTAAATCTTGGTCTTTGTCGTGATAGCGAACCATAGTGATATATGGCGAGCCAGCAGCGTACTGAGTCTTTGGAACAATCTGAGAATAGAACTCTGGGTATTGCATAGCCAAAGTCTCTGCATCAGTTTGAATTACTTGAGTCAACGAGATACAACGACCAAAGCGGTCCATCTCTGGGTAAACACCAAATGGGTTTAGCAGACGGATTCTTGGGTTGTTAGTCTCATAGTCCATCTCGATGATGGATGGCAACATACCGTAGGTGTTAAACCAGTCAGCGCCTTGGTACATCTGAATCTGTAGTTCAGATGAGGAGACATAGAAGTTTGCTATACGAGTTCTAGTATCTGCAGATTTACGTGCAGAGTCAGAGACCATATTGGTGGCAGAACATTCAAAGGCGGGTAGTGGTGCCATAACCTCAGCGAGATCACGAGCAGCTACATCAATGAAGTTAGCAACAAGAGGCTTCGGGTATTCCTCAGAGAACATCGCAGGATAGACCTTGCTAATATCTCCTTGACGTACAGATAGCACGTCACGCATACGCTGGTCACGTGCTGCATACTTAGTCTGCAGACGAGATACCTTAGCGATTACCTCTTTGGTGTTTAACATTTATCCCTACTTCTTAAATTTACCTAATGCGCCACCTAAG